TCGACGAGCAAGTCCCATCCCTGCGCGATTTTCTCAAAATACCAATTCAGGGTTGTGTAAATATCGTCGAAAACATTATCGATTACCTGTGCAAGAAATGGAAAATATTTGTCAATTAACTCGTTGATAATCCATTTGCCGGTAGTGAGTCCATAGACTAACAGGCCGACAGCTGCCGTCGCTACCGTTAATGGGGTCACCAGAGCCAAAAAAACAACCGACAGTGATTTTAGCGACATGATAAGCCCAGGAAGCATTATTGCGAGTGGGCCTATAGTTGCCAGCAACCCGCCAACAGCGGCACTCCACAAAATGATTTTCTCGGTAAGCTCTGGGTTTTGGTCAATCCATTCCCCAACATTCCTAATTATCGGAGTAAGTTTTTCTACAACTTCCGTCAAAATCGGAATGAGTTTTTCTCCAAGAGCAATTTGAACCCCTTCAACAGCCGAGCCAAGTTGTTTTAATTGCCCGGAAAGAGTCATCATTTGTTGTTCTGCTACAGTTTTTGCCGCGCTTCCAGCACCCTCAAGTTTGGTTTGCAATTCTGCAAATGAGTCGATTGTTGCGCTTCCCGCTTCTCCCAAACCCAATAGCGTGATGGTCGCCGGGCCAGCACGTTGACCAAACACGTCCATCGCGTCTGCCGCGCTGAATCCCGCATCCTTGAGGACGCGCATCACGTCTTCAAGAGAATGTATTTTTAGATCTATATCACTGGTGGTAAGCCCCAGTTTATCGAGGACGCCGGTTAGCTTTTCGCCTGGCGCCATAAGCGCCGAGAACATTCTCCGCAAAGCAGTTCCCGCTACCGATCCGTCCAGGCCCCTGTCGTACAACACGCCAAGCGCAGCAGACGTTTCCTCGAACGAAACGCCAGCCGCCTTTGCCAACGGCGCGACATAGGTCATGGAATAGCCTAACTTTTCCATTGTCGCGGCGCTCGACCCGATAACTTTCGTGAAAACATCGGCGACCCTAATCATTTCGTCGTTTTGGAAGCCGAATGCCCGCAACGTACTCGTCGAAACCTCTGTGGCAAACGTCAAGTCGCTTTGCGTAGCTGTCGCTAGGTTTAGCAATGGGATCAGTTCGTCGATCGACATACTGGCGACATCGAACCCTTTTGAACTCAGATCGTACATGGCGTCCGCCGCTTGCGATGCACTCCACGGGGTTTTTATGCCGAGCTCTTTGGCCAGCCCCGCCATTTTGTCGCGCGCTTCTTCAAACTCTTTCCCTGATTTGCCGGTTACGCTCGCCGCGTTTGTAATGGCCTGCTCAAAATTTGCCGCTTTTTTTGTCATCAACGCGAGCGCGCCGGTCACAACCCCGCCAGCGGCTGTCATCGCGAGACCAATTTTTTTGGAATTCTTTTGAAACGCAGAAAAGCCTTTGTCGAACTTACTCGTGTTCAGCCCGAGATAACCCACCGCGTCAAATAGTTTAATAGCCATTGGTTATCCCACAAAACTCTTGAATTCATCGAGTCCCACACGCTCGCCGCCACCTTGCGCCCGCCCGTGCGCGAAAGTTTTTGCCTCACGTTCTTTTCGCTCAGCTAACTTTGACGCCATCAGTATCATCAACTCGTCACTCCAACACGACGTAATGTGATCGGGCGGAATGCCCCACTCTGCCAAGCAAATCTCAAAAGCAGCGCCTATAGACTCACCCCTAGCCGACGAGCGAACGCTATCATCTGAGTTGCAATCCGCTGGGCCAAAGGGAACGAAAGACTCAGCACCTCCAGGGCCGCGTCAATAATTTCCTCGTCTGTTGATTCGCTGGCGAACGCCTTCAACTCCGGCGCGTAAATCCACAACAGATCCATTAGGGCTTCTGGCCCGTCGGCCATAAGCGCGGGCAAAACTTTCCGAACGACATCAGGTTGATTCAGAACCCCACCTGTGTCTCGCAACGCTGGATCAAACATTGGCCCGATTATATCGCCGAGGATTTCTCCAAGCCGTCGCCGAAACGCCCTATTCTCTGTCATGGTTTTCACGCGAAACGAGCGTGCCTTGCCGCCAAGCACAACTGTTGCCTCTTGCAAAATCACGTCCTGCTCTAAACGCGGCTTTACCCGTCCAAGATCGTCTGGCATAGTTTGTCCTTTCCTGTTGTGACCTGTGTGCAACTATCAGCAATCACGCGATGGCAACCTACGCCGGATCATCATAGCGGAAAACTTCGTTCCATTTCGTGTTGGCAAGATCGTACTGGAAATCAATAATGTCTGTGGTTTTAGTCATAGAGTCCCAGTCGGCATCGCCAAACATGAACAAGCCGTCTGGATCATCTGGCGTACCGCCCGCATTGTTGTTGTCCAGCAAGATTGGCATTGTCGCGTTTTTGATTTGCAGCCGCACAAACTCGTTATCCACAAGATCGGCTGCCGTAATTTTGTCGAGAGTATCAGCAGCCGCGCCTTCGCCAGACACGCGATGATACGCGCCGGTTCTCGTGATAGCACCGCCGGCAATGGTCACATCTATAGCCGCCGCACCAAATGTCCAGAAAGGAACCGAGCCGCCGTCTATAGCCTCTATCTCAAACGGCATACTGCTTTTCGATTCGTTCAGCGCGAGACTGAGATCACCAACACTCGATGCGTACGGAATATCTAGGCGCACAGTATTTCCGGCAATGTCTTTTGCGATAAATGCCGCCGAAAACTGCGGCAATACCAACTGCGCGTTGTCGGTATCGTCTCCAATATACACCTTGTTCCCATCCTTGGTAACTCCAAGACAGAGCGCGAGGAGATCGACATTGACCTGCGCCAGGGGCGTCGTAACGACAAGGCCCCTCTCCGTCTCTACGAGCACTACCGGCAATTTACGGCCCTGTACTCGCGTCCGATCAATCGTGCGAGAAACCGTCACGTCTACGGTGTTTTCCTTGAGAATGTACCCAACCGGTGTTCCCGCCACTGCGCCAGCCACACCAGTAAACACACTCACCTCGCTGTACAACATTTCACTCGTTGTTTTCGCCGACATTGTTTTCGCCTCCTAGGTTATTAGCTATCGGACAGGATGATGGTGAAAAAACCTAACACGTAGGGGGTGCCCTTGTCGTGCCCTGTTTCGTCAACTAGGTCCTGACCGTCTTGCTCTTCTGAAATTGAGACAATTCCGTGTGTTCTCAGCGTATTTTGGTGGTCGTGCGGATCACTTGGTGTTCCGATCATGGCCGTCCGCAATAGTTCATAAAGTTCGCGCGCCGCGAGAGCTGTAGCCGCATAACAATGCACCTGGATTGAGATTTCTCGCAACGGACGCGCCCGACTTCCACCTCCTGGCTGGGCGAAAAAACAAACTCCTGGCAACGGTGGGGTTGCCGGGAAATAAGGCCAGTAGATATCTGAACCAACAACGGCTACCAGGGGGCCATTGGCTTCCAGTAGGTTCTGCACCCGTGTTAATGCCAACGTTGCCATTCAATGAAGTCCTCTCGCGACCTCACTCAAAATTTCTTTCATGCGGCCCTTAACGGCCTCGAACGCTGGCCGGAAATATGGTGTTGGCCTACGACCCTTAACGGAGCGCGCAAAACGCCATACTCCGCCTGGCCCTTTCCACGCGAGCATTTTTGCGCGTTTTGGCACAATGGGCTTTTTCTTAGGCCCATATATCCCGGTCCCAATTTCCAAAAACCCTCCGTAACCAGATGTTGTAAACACTCGGCGGCTTTCTTTTTTTGGAGCATCCATTTCCACAGAGCGCCGATTGTTTCCGGTTAAAGCAGGAGATCGTTTTCTGACTTCGCCCACAATCTCCTGCGCAATGTTGTCAAGCGCAACTCCGCCTAACGCCCGAATCTTGCGTTCGGCCTCGCAATCCCATTTCAGTGTGAATGTGAGTTCCGACATTGTTTTAATCGTCCTTCAGTCGTCGTAGGTTCGCTTCGACGTGATGTGCGACATGTTGGTCCTCTGCGATAAACGCGTTCTCCACGCTCAGGGTTTCCCCATCAAGAATTACTCGCGCCTCTTCGGTAATATCCGTGCCTGCGGGCAAATACAGAATGTCTTTCTCCACAACGACTTTTTGGCCAGTCACGATCTCACGGGTTTCACGCCTCTCGATTTCGCGTCGACACGGAACATCTGTATCCTGGTCTGTTGTCCAGTTCCATATCGGTTGATTGCCCTCGTCCGCACCGGTTACCGTTTTCCGCTGTATGGTGCAGGTTTTGTTCAACGTTGCAAGAAAGCGATCGGTCGTGATAGCCATTATGCCGAATCTCGGAGCAATCTGTTGACAATGATAGTTCTGGCATTCTCTGGGGTTACCGCCTGTTCCGCATAACCAAACGCACCAGCCTCGCTATCGCGAAAAGCCTGCGCTTGTTTGCGCAATTCCTCAGCAACACCTCGCGTGTCCTCGCTCCAATTCATCGTTCGCAACAAGCGAGCTAAACGGGCGCTGCTTGATGCGATTGCATCCAAGGCCATTGCCGCTGCACTTTGCACAGATCCTTCCGTGTCGAGAAAAACTTGCAACTCCTCATCGGTAAAAATCGCATCGCTTGCAGGAGTAACATCCGTATCCCCAATATGCAAACGCACCTTGCCGATATCGGTGGCTGTATCATACGTTGCAGTCATGAGAAGCCTTTCCAGTAACGGGCGGGGTCTTTATAGTTAAGCCCCGCCCTATTACCGTAACATTACGCACCTGTTGAACTCCACGTGCCGATGTAGTCCCGACGAGCCGCACCCATACATGAACGGATACGCCACGCAATGGTGTCGGTGTTAAAGTCGCCTTCCATTCCATCGACCGTGCCACCGCCCACCCTGGTAGCGTTCGAGGAACGCAACCACAGGGAAGGAGTAGGTTCGGCGCGAAGTCGGTCAAACTCAATGCACGCCACATCCGCCGGATCGGAAATCAACATCCACATAGTATCTGAGACGGTACCAGCCGTGACGATAATCGGAATCCACGGGTCAACGATGAGCTGCAGCCCGTAGGCGGCAATCGCGTTATCGGTCGCATGAGACGCTGCGCCCACGCCAGTCCCATCAGTCCACGCCAATTGTGCACTGGTCAGAAGTGCTCTCGCCGTGAACTCCAGAGAGGGGCCAACGACCAAGTATCGCGGCGTGTTCAGAATCGGAAGGGTGTTGCTGGGGTTGACGTACTGCCCCATCTCCCCGATGGCCGTCGCGATATTCGCTGCGGTCAGCGGAAGCGTAGACAGCGCTGCTTGTCCGCCAGCGTTGCCAACAAAATTTGCGTTTGGCCCGTTGGCGTCGTACAGTTGGTTGGCGATAAGCCACTCCTCTGTACGACGCGCCCCAACCGCAAGACGCTGCGGGAAGGAATTGGTTGCGCCAAGATTGTCGCGAATGACCGCCTCAAAAGAAATCGGCAACTGCTTGCCGTATTTCTTGATCTGAATCAGGTATCCAGCCTCATCCACACTGGTTTCGGGATACTCCCCAAACTCCGGCACCTCGGCCAGCAAGCCGTCGGCCCCATCGTAGCGCAGGCGACGTTCTTGGGTGAAACTGACCGCCGTGCCCTGGCGACACAACACTGCAAGACGATTCGGCGTCTCCTTGTAAGTGGCGATCAGTTGCCGTTCGGTGATATCACCCATGAGAAGCGGAAAGTCCGCCGTACCCATTGCCTCTTCAATCGCGTGAGCGTGGGCTTTTTCCCGCAGGCCGCTGTGATTTTCTACTAGTGCCACGGTACGGGCAAGTCGTGTGTCCCAGTCCGCAGGACGACGCCCCCTAACGGGCTGATAGCCTGCCCAATTTTCCATTACTTCGAGAAATTTTCCCATGTTTCTATATCCTTTCTATGCCTGTCTGTTTCATGTCATTATGCTCAACTCACGCCGCCTTAATCTTGTGATAACCTAATTGGAACAAGCGTGGAGGCGGTGGTAGTAAGCGCGTCCTCGTCAAGATAGGTCCCGTATTGCACAAGCAATTCCGAGCCGTCATTGGCAATAGTTCCCGTATCGGACAACACGCCCGTGGACGGGTTAATATACACTTCTTGCCCAAACACGAGAGATGTAACCCCTGTTACGTGAAGAGCAAAGATGCCCTCGGTTTCAACTGTTACATAATCCGTTGCGGCGTCAGCGCTCATCATAGACACACCGGGGATGCCGCCGAGAACTGAACTGGTTAAGCCGGTACTGATTAAACAAGCGTCACCTTTGTTTACGAGCCCATCGGCAACGCCCGACGTATCGACATGCACGAGATTGCTTTCCAAGACCGTGACGATTGAGCCTTTCGCGATCTTGTCGCCTCGCGCGTAGTCAACCACGTCATACGGTTCTCCCGTACCGATGTTGATTTGTGCATTCCCTGTAGTGCAAACGTATAGCGCCAACAGGGCGGTGAGGATCATTATTCTTTTCATTGTGGTGTTTTCCTTTCTTTAGGTGTCTGTGCTGTCATGCGCGTTATCATCCGGCCATTGCCTTGGCCCGACGAACAGCGTCCTCTTCGCGGAATCCTTTGCGCCGGTAGCTCTCCGTAAGCGTCTTAACCAACTCATTGTGGCCCTCGTCCGCTTCGGTTGTTTCTTGCCCACCGTCGCCCATATTTTTTACGACTCCGGCTTTGGCAAGCGTCGCAATATACTGCTCTTCCTTTTCGATTGCTTCGGCCACCCCGTCGGTGGTTTCCGCTTCGGCAAACTGCTGGGTAAGCCGCTCTTTGGCCGGTTCGGGTAGACTAGTGGCTTTGGACACAATTTCAGCAATCTTTTGCTGAGCAATGCCCCTGGCCTCTACGCGCTGGGCTTCCTCGAGCTTACCGTTCAGTTCGTCTCGTTCTTTCATTGTTTCCGACAGCAATTTCTCCGCCGCCGCCAACTGTTCGTTTAGTTTCTCCACCTGTTCATCTGCCATTGCTCTCGCCTCCTCTGCTGGATTGTCTGCGCGGATGGCAGACTCTATAATCTCGACAAGGTCGGGCCTGCGTGCTCGCAATTCCTCCTCATCGATTATATCTACATCGGTTTCTGGCATTTCCGCCGCCTCTAGAACCTCTACCTGCCCCCCGGCTCCCGGATAAGTAACAAAGTCCACACTACGGCCACTGAAAAACTCTTGGACGATATTAGTTTTAACCCCCTCCATACGGCCCTTTGTGGATCGAGCAATCGCGCGAATGCTTGCGCCCATTTCATTGAGAAGCCCATGCTTGTTTAGTTCTGCAAGCTTCCCTTTGAACTTTTCATCAATCACGGCGGCCTCGGCCTTAATTGTGCCGTCTTGTTCCGGCCACACGCGCTTAATCTGTGCAACCCAATCATCAACCGACCCTTCTGGCCGCTCCATTTGTTCGCGTTGTGTTGCATGGTTAGCAAACATTTTCACGCCTTCAAACACCTTGCAGTCCCTCTTGAGCACGGCAGGCGGATAGAAACGACTTTTTTGCACATTGAATCCAGGCTTGATAACAGTTAGGGTCACAACCCCCGCTGCCTCGTTAAATGCTCCCTCTTCTAATGGGTGTGTTACCACAGAAACAAATCGGCGCGTATTGTCTGTTTCTCTCACCCATTGCGGGATCTCATCCGTTTTTACGCCTAGTTGCCTATACGCGGCCCTGATTTTGGCTTTAACCTTGGCAATGTCTCCAGACGGCAATTCCACCCGTTGCCCCCGAAAGCCACCTGGCGAGAACGCTGCTGTTGCGCGGCCTAGTTGTGCGCGTGTGATTTTTTTCTCCGGCGTTTCCCAAAGCCGTAATTTCCAGGTGCTTGATTTTTCTGGGTCAGGTACATACGCATAGGCTGCTGCCGGAAATCGTTGTCCCCCGTCTGTTTTCGTCGCGGCCTCTTGCATATCGGCGCTTTCTTGACCCGGCCCTGGCCGTTCGGCCCGTCGCATCTGTCCGCCACATTCCGAACACTTCAACTCGGCACAATGTTGCTCCGATGTTTCCTTATGCCCGCACTTGATACATTCGCATTTATAAGCCATCAGCTCGTTTCCTTTCGTGGCTCATCTGCCATCATTTTTGTGACCGGCATTAGCGCCAAAATTCCAAGCCATCTTGCACGACCCGCAGGAGACATACCCGCGCGAACGCTTGCACGAGTTGCGCCAAAGTACGCCGCGCTACAATGGCACAATGGGTGCGCGAGCGGCGCATCATGACCACTTGCGAAACTCTGGTTTATCGGAATGCGCCCTTGTCCGGCATTATCAGGGCAACCGCACCCCCAGTCCTTGCCGCCCGGCCAGTACCATTCTTTTGACTTCGACCCCAGTGACTCCGCCCTATCTCGCGCCCCCCGGCTCATTGCATTACCCATTTCGGTATGAGCAATCATGTTCGCGCGATAACCCGACATGTCGGCAAACTTTTTCTGGATCGCCGCTGCTACGACCGGAACTCCACGCTGCTCCGCTCGCATCGCGGTAGCAATTGCGCTAGCTAACTCCCGCCGAGTCACATCGTCCATACGAGTTACAAGTTGTGCGGCATAGCGGTTTGTCCACTCCGTTACCGCCTGCGGGATCGGCAAATCTAGCAACCGTGCGGTAATGCTCGCTTCGGCAATATCCGCCTCGGCCAAACCGCCAAAAGCCTTTTCGATTTGTGACGCCCCTTCAACGTAGGACACGGCCCAGGCCTTCGCGATCTTGTCCACCAGTTCATCACTACCCGCACTAATCGATGGTGTAACAATTTTGGCCAAACGTGTTTTCCAGCGACTTACTAGTTCCTTTGCGGGAGATTCTTCGCCGATCTTTGAAATTTCCGCGCGGACGTACGAAAAAACTCGCGACTCCGGAAATCTGTTTTCGAGCGCGTTGAAATACCTTGCAACCTGATCGCGCAAATACCGAACAAGCGCCTTGTTCTCGCGACTATCTTGAGAACCTGGTAAACGAGCCGCAAGCGCAACCCCAACGGCCTCTGCGGCTATTGTGAATTCTGTAAGTTCTGAAGTGGTCACGAGAACCATTACGCTGTTTCCTCCAAGCGCGCGCCTAGGTTGCGCAAACTTTGGGCGGCTTCAAGAATTGCGCTTTGCTGATCTTCGCCCGGCGGGGGCTTTTCGTCGTCGCTTTTTTGTAGGTCGTCCAGGCCCGCCAACACCTCGGTTGGATTATTTATACCAAGCGTTGTGAGTATTAATGTTTTCATCTCTAGCGCATCGGCTAGACGTGGGACTATCGTTACGCTTTTGAAAATAGCGTCCATCGCCTCAGCAACATCACGCTCGACAATCGGCGGGAAATCTATATCCACCTGCCGTTCCTCTTCAAGAACGCCCGCGACTTCAAACACGTATTGAATCAAATCATTATACACGCTTGCCCAGAATTCCTGCTCGGCCCGGAAAATTTTAAGCATCGGCAATTCCATCGCCGTCGCCGTGGCCAAACGGAACGATTCGCCCGAGCCGTAATAATGCGGGAAAATGCCTGCACCAACACCAGCCATCTGCAACAACATTGAGCCGTCTGTTTGAGCCGCCGCCGCCCCGGTTTCCGCCTTGATCGGCGACAAGTTGCTAGAGTCGTTTTCTACATATGTTGACCCTGGCGCTGGCGGCGGGTTGTTCTCCACTCCAGAGCCTGTGGCAAGTCCAGAGCGCATCTTCGCAATCGCAGCGGCAACAGCTCCCGCACCCCCACGAACCTTGTGTTTCCACGCAAACTCCGCTAGTGCGGCTTGAATTGCGCGGCGGGCCTCCATGAATTTGCGGTGTGCCCGCGCCCAGTCGAGCGTTGATGTCAAAATCGAGTTACCGCGCTGCCCCAAAGTATTGGTAACAGCAAAATAAATTCGTGCCTGTTGTGGTTCAAAGCCAACAATACTTTTCTCCGCACGCTCTATAACGTCATTTGGCGCATACATATCCAAATAAAACAGTTTCTTTTGGTGTTTATCTTTCGTGAAAAACTCGCGTTTGTAACCCCATACTTCACCGCTATCGTCTGGATTCGTCACGATACCGGTAATTTGTAGCGGGTCCATACGGCGAACGGTCACGTCGCCCCTGCCGCCAGAGAACAGCACGAACGGTAGTTCCCCGTCTACATAGAGCCTATTCGTGTTAATGGCTAAACCCGGCATGTTGAAAACGGTGCGATTGACTCTGGCCCCCCAAAACGCGTCAAGTACTTCCTGCGCCTTATCGCTACTCGCCCTGACCGTAATCCCCCGGCCAAGGATAAAAACCCGCCACAGCCGTATAGTGTGAACACTGAGCGGATCGTGGATGGCATAGCGCCGCGCACGCCGCACTATCGCCCTACGTAATGATTCGCCGGTTTCGTGACTATTCGCCGCGCCACCTAGTTGCGTCCAGCCAAGGTCTTCCATTTCAAGCTCGAGAAGCCGTGGTGATCCAGCATCTTCGGCCACTTGCTCCAAATTACCAATCAACTCAATGAGCTGGCTCTCTCGTATTTCTGAGATCAGCCGGTTTTTACGTGAGCGTATGGAGGCAAAGAAGCCCATAAATTTCCGTTTACACTAAATCTATTACAGGCGCAAGTGTTTTCTTTCGTTCTTTTCGCATTATTCCCAACCCCCGGTGACGATACCCCCGAAAGTTTGGATAGCGTTCATCGTGACAACTTCCTCTTTCGGGTCGCCGCCGCTCAAAATCGCGCTGATTGCCCACACCAATGCGTCGAGCCGATCCGGTGAATCATTACCAGGCTCCCAGTCGCACAATTGATCCTCCAACTCAGGGAATGCTCCAACGTGATGTACGCGACCCTGTTCGTAGAGTGCGGCTATCGGTTCGGCTCGCACTCGTTTCCCCCGGCTAGCGTGGACCGCCTGTAAAGGAACCCGTGGGTCAACGGTCGCTATCGTGGAACCCACCATTTCGCCGCCCTGATTAGACTCGTATACGATTCTGTCCGCTTTGTGCTTGTGGTATGCGCTAACCGCCTCGACAGCCCAAGCGTGCGGTGTGCCACGAAGAGAATTGTCCGCCAGCACATAAAACTGGCCATCCGATCCCAGTCCGCAGACGACAATACCCGTTTCGTCACTGCTCTCATTGCTTGTAATCGCCGGATCGATTGCTACAACAACCAACGGCATCTCTGGAAAATCGGAAACCCGTGTTGCGTCAATGTTTGCTCGCTGCCACAACGCACCTGGATTATCGCTCAGAATCTCACCGTCGAGTTCCTGTCGCCCCAATCGCGTGCCGATATATTTTTTACGCAACCACGCCATTGCTGCTGGCGACAGATTAGCCTCGTTTTCAAATGTTGAACCGCGTGTAACATAAACATTGCTATCATCGACCAGTTCGGTTAATATCTTCACTGGTCGCGGGGTTGTCGTTATAATCCCACGCGGGTTTCCAAGTCGCGCACCCATTTGGAGGTTGTCCCACGTCGCTTGGAGATATTTCCAAGACGCAAGCTCATCTGCCCACCAGCCATCACATTGCGGCCCCCTCAGCACGTCCGGCTCTTCGGCGGAAAACAATACCGCCTTCGCCCCGTTCGGCCATTCAATCCGGCGTAATGACGGCTTATACACCGGTCTGTTGCCAATATCACCGGAACACACATCGAGCAAACCACCCTCACCCTCAACCATCGTGTCGCGCGCATCTGCCGCCGTACGTGCAATGAGGTGAAGACGACGAGCGCGGCCACTGTTGACCCACGCACGGATGGTTTCGCCCGCAGTGCGATTTTTGCCCCAGCCGCGCCCGGTTAAAATCAACCATATCAACCAGTCGCCATCTGGCTCGGCTTGTTCTGGACGTTGCCATGTTTGCCAGTCATAGGCTAACGCAACGATTTCCGCGTCAGAGAAGGCGTCAAGAAGAGGATCAGTCGCTATTGCCATCTGGTGGCTCCGGTGCTGCGGCTGTGTCCCGACAAAGAAGCGTCCGGAATTTTTCTCTCGCGCGGTCTATGTCAATTTCCACCGGTCCGCCTTCAAGGCCGCCGATACCAATACGGTTTGGAGCATTAAGGCCTAACAACTTTGCAAGCCGATCATGGCTCTTTAGTACGGTTTCAAGGTCGCCGTTTTCCCATGCAACGCGCCGAACCTCAAACAGTTGCGCTTGTTCTTCTGCGATAAGGACGGCGGTGTCTTCTTTCGCGTTTTCGCGCCATTCCTTCCGCAATTCCGTTAAATCAATGTTGATTGTTGATCGACACCATGATTTCTCGCCGTTCCGAATCCCCAGTTCTGGAAGTTTCGCGGCAATTTCTCGTTCGCTCAGGCCCCGTAACCGTAGGCTAGCGACAGCCTGCCTGCGGCGCTCTATAACATCGGGCGGTGGGTTATTGCCGTGATGAAACACGCGAACCTCTTTTTTTTTTGTGCGGCCACCCATTATCGGCCAAACCCTTGGCTTATTTTACTACAGGATTTTGCGGGGAACCGATTTGGGGTTTTGGGACTCTTTTTTGCGCTTCCCTTTCTTTTTTTCTCTCTTTCTCTTTTTCTCTTATATATTCTCTTTTTCTCTTTACTCTCTTTTTTTCCTTTGGAGAGTTCTTTATCCTAGATAATTCTACCTCTTAGGGGGGTGTGGGGGGTGAAAAA